TGATAATCTTCAAAAGCAGCGTCGGAAGAATCTAATGACTTAACTTCTTGAGCTAAGACAGTACGATCCTGATCAGATAATTCATAAAGATCATCGATCGATTCCATTCTGCTATTGAATAACTCTTCTGCGGCTGCAGCGCTGATGGAAGATTCCAGCTCATTAATTCTTTGGCTGGCCGCTTCCAATTCTTTCTGAAGATTTTCAATCGAAGCTTTGGCTTCTGCTGCATCCTGTGTAGCCTGAGCTTTTTCAGCTTCGATGGCTTCTCTTTCGGCCTTGAACTGTTCGTCCTTCTCACGGATCTTATCGATCACATGAGTCGCAACGCTTGCCACCGCCTCTTGAGTGAATTCAGCATTGTCCGCTAACTTCGTATCGAGAATCCTCTCGAACTCGGTTTTGAACTCTGTAATATCCATAGTATTATTATTTTTTACAGTTTTATTTTCACTTTGTGAAATTTTTAAAATATTATCTGCTTCTGCATGTGCATCTTTATTATCATTTAATGTTAGATCAATATTCTTTTGAACGATAAGACCACTTACATCAGCAGCTGGATTAGTTGTAAATCCAATTCCCAATGGGAAAACCTCTCCTACAACTAACCTATAAATCGGGGTACCATCTTTGAGCTTTCCACCTCCACCAAAAGTTTTTAGAAAAGCTTGTAACTCTTCAATTTGCTTGGGGTTTTTGATAATTTCAGCGTCTTTTAAATCTTGTGAGCCGACGGCCAAAACATAATCATTAAATCCCAACTCCCAACTAGCAGAAATCTTTTTATAGTAATCACTGTCTTCATCGCTAGATTGTAAGAGTACATCGGCAAACTCTTTATTAACGGTTTTATAAACAACAGAAGCCAAAGAAATAAAATAAGGGTCATTGGTTTTTAAAGCGGCGGCATTACCAATAATTTTATCATTATTCAAATCTGTAAAACCGGCATTAACAATATGACCAACAACTTTTTGCTTTTTGTGTTCAATATTAGTTGGTTTATTAACAAAGTAATCAATCAAATCAACAGCGGTCTCAGAATCAATTCCGTCACCATTTCTGTTAAATTTATTAACTACAGCCGCATTGAAAGCGACACCAATCAAATCGATATTTCTATCTAAATCAATAGACTTAGGAATCAATGGCTTTAAGTTATCCAAAGATGCCTTACTAATTTGAAGTTCGTCCTCCAAATTATTCGTAGCATAAATATCGAAATTATACTCTGTTTTATATTTAAATGTAGCCGCCATTTTTAAAAAATTTACACTTAATTATGCCTCAAGAGAATTTTTTCTACTGTGATATAAAATAGCAGCAGCATAATCATCTAACTCATGTTCAGAACTTATATTTAAAATTTCTGACATAGGCTTTAAATCTATGATTTTATTGGGGTTTTTAATACATTCTGCAGCAGTAACTTCCCAATCTTCCATATCTTTAGCCACAATCACAGACTCACAAACTCTTTCCAACATTTGTTTTTGAGTTTTATTCAAACGCTTTTTGTTAAAAATTTGTTTAGCTTCAGAAGACATAAAATTAAAAAGATGATTAGTTGCATCAGCAATATCTTTAATACCACTAACTGAATATGTTGTCTTAGCTAATGTTTTAGACCCTGCTGGCCTACCGGGATTTGAAGTGCTACGAGCTCTATTTGTAGGAGCCGGCGCTGGCGCAACAGTTGGAGTAACTGGCATCATGATTTCTTCTTCATCATAATCTACTGGTACGGGCATACCACCGACTATTGGGTTGTAATACCCCTTCTTTCTATCTTCAACAAATTTTTCTTGGGCTTTTTCCAAATCTTCAGCAGCAGGAAATACTCCGGTTTCTATAACCTTCATACCTTCAACAGGAGGTAAAATGCCTAATTCCATCATACGGGTAATAACCCTTTGAATTTGAGCTGGATCTTGAAGATCAATTGTTTCAAATTTAGCCGTAGGAACCTGTTGTAGTCCAAAATTTTTACAAATTTGTTTAATTTCAGGCTGTAAGAAATCATTTAAAAAAGCATCTCTTGATTCTTTCAGTCTTTGTAAAAACATTTGAGCTTTAATCTCGGTGCTTGCAAATTTCTCCTGATTAAGAATAATATTTTGCAAACCCTCTTTAATATCTTGATTAACAACTTCGTATTTAGCAGGTCCAATTACTTTCTGAATATCAGGAATAACAAAATCAGCTTTGGTTGTATAATCGCTAACCAAAATACGTCCAACACTTTGATTTTGAAAAAGCGCCTGCATAGCTTGAATATTTCTTGGATTAACACCCCCTTTATCTGGAGTATTGCCCATGGTGATTAATAAGACAACATTTTCAATAGTGCGACAGATTGACTGATCAATCTTTTTCATTTCCATCTTAAAGTTGATATCGTCTAATACAGCAAATCCAAAAGGAACACCAAATGGTTCGTAATCTTGTTTTTTATAAAAAGAAAAGCGTAATTTTTTAGGATCAAGCTGAACTTTCATACCATCAGTATAATATCCATTTTGCTTAATCTTCTTTTTCATTTCAGGAGTTAAAGCTTCATAGATTTCTTTATCTTCATCTGTTTGTGGGTTCTGCAATCTTTCCAATTCATATTCGCTAAGAATTTTTTCATACAATCCAGCTTCAAAAGATGTAGATCTTTTAGCTACCATATCAAACGGGTTAAGAAGAATATAACGAACAGGTAATTTATTAGTTTTTAAATTTAAACCAAAATTACGGACTTTTGAAAAATCATCTACATTAAACTTGCTATCGACAGTATATAAAAAGACATTTCCACTTCTGTAAAATTCACGGAAAAATTGATCTTTTAAACGCCAAATTTTAATTTTTTTAAACCAAGCTTTAATAAAATCTCTTGATTTTACGCTGCCGCCTTCTAAATAAATATTAGAATTTGAAAAGTCTGCCATCATATCAATGGCATTACGAAAAATAGCAACATTGCAATATGCTTTTTGACATAACTCAATAGCATCTCTTACATTAACACCGTCAATACCATATTCATAAGGAAGTAAACCAGCTCGAATATTTGTATACTTAAAGATTTTTGGCCCAATCGCAGCGTTATTACGTCTGCTCTGAGTAGAGTCTGATCCTCCAGATCTTGTATACGCTTTGCTTTCGTAATTATAAAAAGATTCGCCTAATAATTGTGGCTCATATTCTGATTTTGCTTGGCTAGAATATAGTATATTTTCAAGTGGCTGTTCGCCCTGCTTGAATTTATTCCAGTAATCTGATCTTTTTGTATACTTTCTTTTGTCGGACATGGTAAAATAATTTACACTCAAAGTTTATAAAGTGACTTTTAAAGTTACTTTAATTACATTATAAATGTTGGTTCAAAAGTTTCTATTATATCTTCAACTTTATGATGTTGAGCATCAAAATATATTTTTGTCATCCAGTTAGCTAAAACTAAAGCAGAATAACTATCTTTTCTTGCTTTATCTGGACCTGTTTGACGCCTTAGATTTGGAGGTAGATCAAATGTCTGCGTTCCTTGAGAGGTTGTAGTTATTTGAATTAAAGCACACTCATTCTTTGTCAAATTAATCATATCGGATTGGTGTTCAATAAAATCAATCATTTTAGCGGCAGCACTCTGTTTAGTTTCTTCTGCATTTCTTAAAAATTTAATTTTTTCAATATTGATACTTTTTCCTTTTTGCTTCGTATAATTTTCATCAATAGCTCTACTTGCAAAATAAATTCTTTGATGATCTAAATTGGCTTGCAACAATTCGTTTGCTTGACGAATCCAACCTGAGGTAGGTTTACGTAAGAATACATACCTGTAATCAGTTTTATTATATTGAGATTTATAGTTATATAGATCATTTTGATATTTTTCTGGCTTATCAAAAGGAACTTCTATGGTTTGCAATTTAATATTTCTTTGTTTAAAAGTATCGCTTTCATTGCAAGCTTGTAAAAATTGAACGCCACCATTATAGTCACCAGAAACAGCAACAACATTAAAATTATCTAAACAGAATAAAAAGTATTCGATATGATGTTTAAGAGAGGTTCCTGACAAAGCGTAGCTGTGAACTAATGTAGCTTTTTGAGTGTCAGGATGTAATTTTAATATTTGTATCGCAAAATCATCTGAACTTTCAGTTTGCGACCAAGACGGGTCAAATGCTAATATATATTCTGAGTCAGGGTCGCCTTTAACTTCAACACATGGTAAATCTCCATCAGGAATTGTACATAAAGCCATTTTACTGGTTTTAAAATAACCTGAGCTATCATCAGTAAATATCGCTCCAAACTCCCTATCAAACTGAGATTGACTCATTGTAGCTCTTGCCTGATTAATCAAATTTTCATCATATAATTGCTTTGGCGCACAATCATAACTAAACTGCATAATACATCTAGAAGCCCTATCTTTTTGTTCTTCTAGAGTTATTAAATGCTCAAACTGAGTATATAATTTATATAAATATTCAAATTTATAAGATGCAGATGAAAGAGCGATCAATTTATTGTTAGGCCAAACATATCTTTCAGACTCTTGCATTTTGCCTTCTTCAATTAGCATATTTTCTAATTTATATAATTCATCACGCTGAGTTGGATTTTCTACTACCGATAAGAAAGGAACAATAACCTCATTATAAATTCTTTCTGGCATCAACAAGAATTCGTCAATAATAATTCTATGGAAACGAAAACCACGTAACTTTTCACCATCACCCAAAGGTAATGCTCGAATACGACTCCGACCAATCTCCATTAACCATTCGTCATTACTTTTAGAAGTCTTGGTTATACATTGTCTGAAAAATCCTGCTTCAGGTTTAGCGGCAATATCTTCAATTTTTTTAAAGATCATTTTAGCTTGTCGAAAAGATTTTGAAATAATTCCAATTTCTACACCTTGATTTAATACAGCATCTAAAGCCGCATAAATACCTGTGGTAAATGATTTGGACATACCACGGCTCCATACTCCAAGAAAATAATCTGTTTCAAACATTGACTTAACAGCCATATGTTGAAATGGAAATAATT